GATTTGGGACTGGTACACCTCTACAGCCTACACGCGACTTTCTCCGGGCGGGGGTGTCCTAGTCACGCTCACGCGCTGGCATGAGGACGACCTGGCAGGGCGTCTGCTTGCAGCGATGAAGCAGGGCGATGGCGACCAGTGGACGGTCATAAACTATCCCGCGATTGCCGAAAAGGACGAACCACACCGCAAAATCGGAGAAGCACTTCACCCGGAAAGATACCCGCTTGAAATGCTCGAAAAAATCCGCATCAATGTGGGAAGCTACGACTGGAACGCGCTTTACCAGCAGCACCCCGCACCAGTCGGCGGAAGCATCATCAAGCGCGAATGGCTGCAACAGTACGAGATACTCCCCAAGGTTTTCGACAAGATTATCCAAAGCTGGGACTTCACCTTCACGGACAGCGCATCCAGCGACAACGTAGCGGGAACCGTCTGGGGAAAGGTGGGCGGTCGCTACTACCTCATTGACTGCGTTTGCGCCAAGATGGATTTCGTTTCGAGCATACGCGCCTTTCAGAGAATGAGCGAGAGGCATCCCAAGGCAATCCGTAAAATCATCGAAGACAAGGCGAACGGCCCCGCAATCATTAGCGCGTTGCGCAACAAGATTAGCGGCATCGTTCCCTTCACGCCGCAAGGTTCAAAGGAAGCGCGAGCCTTTGCGGTAAGCCCGCTGTTCGAGGCGGGAAACGTCTATATACCCAAGCAGGATGCAGAACATCCCTGGGTTCGCGACTACATCGACGAACTGGTTTCTTTTCCAAGCGCTCCGCACGATGACCGCGTGGATTCCACCACGCAGGCTCTCAACTACTTGGCAACTGGTATGGGGACGGGCCTTATCAGCTTCATCTAAAAGGAGAATAAATCATGGAAACTGCAAAGATAAGGGACGGCGCCTACGGCAATTTCGTAACGGGAATGGGCCGCAGGGACACCGACAAGACGGAAAATACTTTCGTCAATCCCTATGCGGGAACGGATATTGTCGAGCTTGCGCGTATAAAGGTGCAGGACGGCATCGCCGCACGAATTGTCGAGTGCGTCCCCGAAACAGCTTTCAAGGAACCCGTCACCATCACTGGCGACAGTTCGGGCACGGTTTTCAAGGAGGCTTCCGCCGTCGGGCTTTTCGAGGCCCTACAGCTCGCTGGCGAATATCAGCGTCTCACGGGTGGCGCCTTGATTGTCTCGGAATACGAAAACGAGTACGACATTGAACAGCTCAAGCGCCCAGCACCGGCAAATCGCAAGATTTCGCAATACCGTGTTTACAGCGCTGGCAAAGTGGAGTTCCAGCCCACGGATTTCCTGGGCGACACGCCCAAGGTTTACCGAGTCGTCCTTCTTGATAACAAGCGCATCGAGATACACCCGTCGCGCTGCACCGTCATTCACGGAAAGATTGTCCCCGACATTCTCGATGGAATACCCATAAGGGAAAGATTCTTCGGTATGCCTGCGCTGAAAGCGTGCGAACAGAGCTTGAAGAACCTCGCGAACGTCGTCGCGTCCATCGTCAACATGGCGACGGAAACGGGAGTGATGCTTTTCTCGCTTGAGGGCTTCAACGAAATGCTCTCCAAGCCCGACTGCGGAATACAGGACGCACAGCAGCTCATAAGCCTCGTAAAGGTTTCCATGAGTTCGTTCCGTGGCGTATTCTCCGGCGCAAACGACAAGTTCCAAATCCTAAGCCACAACTTCGCGGGACTGCCCGAAGTCCTCCAAAAGGCGATGAATCTCGTCTGCGCGGATTCGAGAATCCCCGTGAGCATCCTTTTCGGTCAGAGCGCGACTGGCCTCGCCCAGACGAACGAGGGCGACTCTAAGGCATACGCGGAACTTGTGGAAAGCTGGCGTTCCCGCTACATCTACCGCCCCGCCTGTTCGCTCATTGCCGACCTTTCTGAAAGGAACTGCGGCATCGTCTGTTCGGAATTTGAATGGGGCGCCGTCACCACAATGTCCGTAAAGGAAAAGCTCGAAGCGATGAAGATGCAGGCGGAAATGCTCAACATCTACTATCAGATGGGAGCGATAGACGAGCAGAGCATCCGCGAGGGAATCTTCAAGAACGGACATTCCTGGGACATTTCCGTAAAGGACTAGAACATGGCTGGCAGCTTCGTAAATTTCGTCAAGAACGTGGAACGACTCGGACAGAAGAAACGCGGACGCAGGCCCGTATTCAACGCGCACCAGTTCTATCCAAGCGCAATCGAGGCAGACCTTGAACGCGCGACGCGGGAAGAATTTCTCCGCGCCCTGGAAGAAAACATCCAGCTCGCGCTCCGGGGCTTCACGGACGACATTGACGACCTGACGAAAGCCGCTGCGGAGCTGCCCCCCGAATTTGTCAAGAAGGTTTCCTCGCTCGCCGATGCAGTCGGCGTCAAGAACGGCTGGAATTTCAGCGAGTACGCCAAAATGACCGTCGGACAGCCCTATTTCCCGCCCCCGGCTAAAGATGAAATTTTCGAAGCCTGGAAGAAGAACTTCCAGCAGCTCTGCATCAGCGCGGAGAGCGACGCCAAGGCGGACATTTCCCGCATCGCCACCGAGGCGAAGATGAAGGGCTGGAACAAGAGGGAACTGGAAGCGGCCATCCGCGCCAAGCTCCCCGCCGAAACGAAACACCGTGCAGAACTCATAGCGAGAACAGAGACCGCCAAGCTCAATTCCGCAGCGAGCATTTCGACGTACAAGCAGCTGGGCATCCGCTACTATGTATGGCTCACGACCTTGGACGGTCGCGACAGGGAAACGCACACACACCTGAACGGCCTAATCTGTAGCCTGGACAACTCGAACGTCTATTACGAGGAAACGCCCGACGGCCTGGTTGAAAAGGAAAGAACCGCCTCGATGTTCCACGGAAATCCGGGCGAGGATTTTCAGTGCCGCTGCTCCATGGTCGCCTGGGACCCCGAAATCGACGGAAAATACGAGGTCAAGGAACGTCCCGAACAGGAAAAGGGCGCAGAACAGCGTACAGAGGCTTCTACGGGCGAAAACCTTCACAAGGTGGAACAATCTATCGCCGAGCAGGAAAAACAGCTGCAACAGCTCAAAAACGAGCAAATGCAGCTTTTGAGCCGTCAAAGGCTGGAACAGGCGGCAGAAAAGCGCCATGTCCGAAGCGCCGAGGAAATCGCGGACATTCAGAAACGCTGGGACGAACGCAAGTCGAGGCGCAGGCTCAAGGAAGCCGCCGAACAGCGACATTCCCGCAGGACTTCGCAGGAAATCGCAGCAATTCGCAAGGAATTGCAGGAAAGGCTCGATACGCGACAGACAGCGCACAGGCTTTTGCAGGACGCGAACGGCATCAAGGGCCTACCCGAAATGGGCGAACTGGAAAAAGCCTTGCAGAAGGGCGGCAAACAGGCGTACAGCGACATGAAAAAGCTCTCCCGAAAGCTCGAAACGAGTCTGGACACATTGAAGGGCTGCACGTACCTTGCAGACCCGTTCCAGGCGGCAAGGGACTTCGACTATTCAACCGCCATCACCGTCAACGAATCCGTAAGAAAGAAGCTCGACGGCATGGGCAGCTCGCTCGCTGGCAAAAAGCACGACCTGGAATTTGAAATCGACTGGGTTGAAAAACACAAGAAGTATGCAAGCTGGAAGGTGGCACAGGATGCTTACAAGAAAGCTCTCGCCGAAGTGGAACGCCTCATCGACTGGGAAACGGAACTTGGCCGCGTGGACTCCATCAAGATATTCCTCAAGAACCACCCCAAGTCCGCAGTCCTCAAGAAGCTCACGACCGAAATGGACGCGCTTATCGCCAAGGGCGACAACACCGCGAAAACGGAAATCAAGGAACTGCTCAAGAAAGCGGAAACGAGAAGGAAGGAAATCGAATACAAGGAAGGACTCGAACGCCTCAAAAAAATCAAGGCTGGCATCAAGTCCGGCTCAAGCGTCCCGTTCTCGACAAGCATCAGCATCGACGACCTTCGCGCCCTCAAGGGCGACAAGCTACCACCGACGCTCGGGCACCTGGACACCGCCATCGAGAAGTACAAGAAGGGCCACAACTACGGTTCAGCGACAAAGAAGTACGCCGCAGAAATCGAGGCGACGATGCGCGAGCTGTTCCAAAAGCACGACCTGGGAATGCACATTGACGACGACCTGCTAGACAAAGTTTTCAACAGCCATTTCAAAAACACCTTCGAGACGGGAAGCTCCGGCGGGTATTGTGGCCCGTCGCTCAATGCCGACGGCTCAATCAAGCAGAGCCATGCACGACTGTCAGCAGCGCACAAACTGTTTGACCTGGGTTCGACGGAAAAGGCGAACCAGCTCAATATCTCGCAGTATGAAAAGTACGGAAACCTTCTCGACCACGACAAACTACGAGAGGCGACGACGCACAACCGCGCCACCCAATACGGAAATGTCGCGGTACGCTTCAAGAAGGACAAAGTGACCTGTACATGGACGGCTGGCGACAGCCTCGGAGAAAGATACCAGCCAAGCCTCGTCACCGACCCGAAGGCCGTTTCCTATGACGACATGTACGAAAGCAAGTTGCCAGTGAAGGGAACGCAGACGGACAACATGACGAAATTCCGCAGCGATAACATCAGCAGCTACCTTGAACTGCAATTTCATGGCGATGTGACGGTCGATTGCGTGGAGTCGCTGACGTTCCCTTACGACCTAACAGAAAAGGCTAAGTCCAAGTATCTAGGCTTCGCCCAAAAGTGGAAATCCATCGGAACAGAGGTTTTTTACATAAAAAACGGCAAGCTGGAGAAGCTCTAGTTGCAGATTATTGTCTTTGCTTAGACAAGTATTCATTCAAGGCTTTATTGCAAGACCCATAGCTGGTATAACGCAATGAGCTAACTTGATTTGCTGGATTTTTAGTTCCTTCGAGCACGACTCTGTAATCCCCATAAAGTTCTATGCACTCGTATGCAACAGGAGTCTTTTTGCCATTTAAGTAATTATCCAAATCGCGATTGCAGGATTTATAGTTTGAGTAGCGTTTCGAGCTAACTTGATTTGCCGGATTTTTAGTTCCCGCAAGCACGACTCTAAAATCTCCATAAAGTTCTATGCACTCGTATTCAACGGGAGTCTTTTTGCCATTTAAGTAATTATCCAAATCGCGATTGCAGGATTTATAGTTTGAATAACGTTTTGAACTAACTTGATTTGCCGGATTTTTAGTTCCCGCAAGCACAACTCTAAAATCCCCGTAAAGTTCTATGCACTCATATTCAACGGGAGTCTTTTTACCATTTAGGTAATTATCCAAATCGCGATTGCAGGATTTATAGCTTGAGTAGCGTTTTGAGCTAACTTGATTTGCCGGATTTTTAGTTCCTTCAACTACGACTCTGTAATCCCCATAAAGTTCTATGCACTCGTATGCGATAGGAGTCTTTTTACCATTTAGGTAATTTTCCAAATCACGATTGCAGGATTTATAGCTTGAATAACGTTTTGTACTGACTTGATTCGCTGTATTTTTAGTCCCTTCAATTACAACTCTATAATCTCCATAAAGCTCTATGCACTCATAATCCGTTGCATAAAGACAAGCAGATAAAAGGAGATACACTGAAAGAAATTTCTTTAGCATAAAGGGCCTTTATGACATTCAAGATTTAATCTTTGTCCCAATGGGGAAAACCAGCCGGGTCAACATAATCGCAGTCAATGACTTTATCTTGAGGATTCAAGTCTAAAGTTTGCTTTTTGACTTTCTTGACTTTGCATGGAACGTTATATTTTTCCATGAGCTTTTCCAAGTCTTTATCCATATATACCTCCAAGGGCTTTACCCTAAAGATAAACAAAAAGAGGGTGAGCTGTTCAGCTCATCCTCTTTAAGTGGAGCCTCCCGGACTTGAACCGGGAACCAACGGGTTTACGTTCGTGATGCTTTCGCACCTCCGTGGACTATGTCTTCGCCATGCCCTTGCGGGTTTAGGCGTGGGAGGCTTGCGCGGTCATTAAGCAGGCTCTACTGCTCC